ATGCAGTAGATGCTATTCCTGATTGTTTGCCTAGTACTTCGGATGAATCAGAATATGAGTCTGTTGATGAAATTAAGAATTTGACTGCTTATTATTTGGATGATGTGCGTTTTACTAGTGGGTATCCTATTGATATGTGGAATTGTATAACTGATGAAATGACTTTTATTAATATTTATCCTAAGGATGATGATAGGGCAGAATATGCTTTGACTGAGTTTGAAGCTTTTAAAAGAGAATTTGGTAAAGATTATTTGCATAAAATTGAAGTTTTTGTGCATTATCGAAGTTTTGCAGAAATTAGGAAACAAAAGCAAGAGCAAATGGAAGGGATGATAGCTAAAAATTCCATTTCTTTTTTTAAACGAGTTGGTGATTTTGTGAAAACTCATCCTTTTTTAGTAGCTGTTTCAGCTTTTGTTGCAATTGCTCCTGTAGTATTTTTGGGTATTAATTTTCTTCATAAGAAAGAAGAGCCTAAAATGAAAGCAGAAGCTGTTGGAGTTTCAGGAGATGAACGTACTCGTCGAATGATGCGACCTAGAGTGAGGGCTGAAGCTAATTTTGAATATACTTTTCCAGAAGGAACAAGTGATTTGAATGCTATGGATATTGTTGAAAGTAAAGTGTTACCACATTTGTTTAGTTTAGTGTATGTAAATGGAGAAAAGATGCGATCTGTTCAAGGTTTTGCGATTTGTGGTACGGTTTTGTTGGTTCCTCATCATTTTTTCTATGAATTATCTAATGGTGCAGAAATTGTTTTAACTGATCTGCAAAAGAAATTGACTGTGCCGTTTTTTGAAGGAAGTATTAAACGAATTGGGACGAAAGATTTGGTTTTGTGGGATGTTGGTCCGCGTCTTAGTCCAAAAAGAAATGTTGTGAAACATTTTATTACGGAGTATGATGTGGGAGATATTTTATCTGCTGTTTCTGACGTTCCCGCAGAATTGTGTTTATTTGAGGGAAAAATTCGACCTGTTTTGAATCGTATTCAAACTATTGCGAATGCTATAGATCGGAAAATGATTAAAGCTAGTCACTACAATGTTGGTGTTGAAGAATATCAAGTAGTGAATGGTTGGAATTATAATGTGCAAAGTCGTAATGGTTATTGTGGAGCTATATTAGTTTCTTTTTTTAAAGCGTGTCCTCGTAAGTTAATGGGTGTACATGTTAGTGGATTATCAAATGTGCCCCTTGGATGGTCGGAACTTGTAACTCAGGAAATGTTAATAGAGACTTTGAAATTTTTTGATTGCATTGATGGAATGGGAATGTCTATTGGTTCTGTTCCTCAAATTGACGTTTCGGATATAGCATTTATGAAAGCTCCTTTAGTTCCAGAAGGTGAATTTTCAATAATTGGAATAGTTGAAGGACGAGATGCTATTCGGATACCAAATGAAACTTCAATTACAAAGAGTTTGTTGTATGAGAAAGTTTTTCCTCATGAGACGGAGCCTAGTGTGCTTGTTGGTAGTGATCCTCGATGTTTGGAAAAAGGATCAATTCTAGGGAGAGCTCTTAGGAAATATGGGACTCCTTTAAAAATTTTTCCTCAAGAAGATTTTGAAGCTGCGTTTGAAAATGTGTTTTGTGTAGTGCTTAGTATTCCACCAATTCGAGGGAAAAAAGAAATTTTATCTGAAGTTCAGGCAATTAATGGTTTACCTGGAGTTGATTTTTATGAAAAGATTCCTTTTGATACATCTCCTGGATATCCTTATGTTAAGAGAAGGAAAGGAAAGGGGAAAGGGTTTTTATTTGCTACTGATGCTTTTGGTTGTTCGAAAGTTAGTGATTCCTTGTTGCGGAAAGCAATTGATCTGCGTCATGGGCATGCTCTTATTAATCAAAGAGTGTTTTCGGTGTGGAGTGATTGTTTGAAAGATGAACGAAGAACATTGGATAAAATTGCTATAGGTAAGACGAGAGCATTTTGTGTTGGTCCAGTGGATTATACAATATTGTTTAGGCAATATTTTATGGATTTCACTGCTTCTTGGAATGCCCATTGTATGAAGTTCTTTTCTTGTGTGGGGATTAATCCGTATTCAGAACAATGGGAATTGTTTTATCGTCGACTTTTGCAAACTAGTGGAATTGGTTTTGATGGGGATTATAAAAATTTTGATGGATTTATTATGCCTGAAATGTGGATGAGCTTTTGTGAAATAATTAATGCTTGGTATAATGATGGCGAAGATAATGCTAGAATTCGTCGAGTTTTAATGAATGAAGGTGCTCATCGGGTAACTTTGGCAATGACTTGTATGTATGTTGTGCATCAGGGAAATCCGTCTGGTCATCCAATGACAACGATTATGAATTGTTTTACCAACGCTATGTATATGCGAATTGCCTGGCGTTTGGTTATGAAACAAAGACGACCCGAAATGGTGAGCCTCGACTATTTCGATAAATATGTTCGTGATTTTAATTACGGCGATGATGTTATTCTCGCTGTTGATGAACGAATAATAGGGGATTTTAATGCTTTCACGGTGTCGGAAGTATTTACATCTGTTGGGATTACATTTACACCCTCTGCAAAGGGAGAACTTGAATTCCAATATCAAGACATCAAAGATTTATCTTTTCTGAAGAACAAATTTGTGTTTGACAAACAAGGAAAGGTTAAAGCCGGATTGAGTAAGATTTCAATCCAGGAGGAGATAAA